GAATCTATTATCAATTTAATATTTGATGAACCTATAAGTTCATACGATCAAGAATGGGTTGAAGAAACCTGCCAATCTTGGATCTTGTGGAAATCTTTAGATAAATCACTTATTGATACTTTAGAATATGTAAAAACCGTTAAAGTTAATCCAAACAACGTTAAAGAAGTAATTCAAAAGGTTAAAACTCTGATTAATGAAAGAAACAACATCACATTTAATCAAGACTTAGGTAAGAATTTCTTTGAAGCTGCATCTCACATACCTGAAGCAAATTCGAAAATTACTACCTGTCATAATTGGATTGACCAATATACCGGTGGTTATCGTACAAAATCTCTTGTAATATATGCAGGTGAACAAAACATTGGTAAGTCAATTTGGTTAGCTAATGATGCCGTAAATTATGTTAAAGCCGGTTATGATGTTGCAGTAATTACTGCTGAAATGGCAGACATTGATTTCATTCATCGTATAGGATCGAATTTACTTAGTGTTAAAGTTTCCGAATACGAAAAGCTATCAAAACAACCTAATTTCATTAAAGGTAGATTATCAAATTTGACTAATGGCGTAATTCCACCTGGAAATCTTTTTGTTAAGGAATATCCAACTTCACAAGCAACTGTGCCAGACATTGAAACCTACTTAAAGGAATTAGAAACAGTTAATGGAATAAAATTAAAAGCAATTATTATTGACTATATCAATATTCTTGCAAATTACAGAAACCCAAATACTGAAAATACCTACATGAAAATCAAACAAATTGCTGAAGATTTAAGAGCAATGGCTGTAAGAAATGATTGGATAGTTATATCAGCAACGCAAATTAATAGAGGTGGTTACGATTCAACTGAAATCTCTCTAGGAAATATTGCAGAATCAGCAGGTCTTTCACACACCGCCGATATCATTTATGGTATCATTCAAGATTCATCAATGCACATTAGTAATGAGTATTGGTTGAAGCTATTGAAAGTGAGAAATGGATCAGGTAAAAACAGTCGATGCAGGTACAATATAGATTACTCATATATGAGACTTCTAGAAACTACCGACATCATAAACACATCAATTTAATATGGTAAATCCAGAAGAAGTAGTTCCGGATGAATTTGAAAATGACGGTCACAAAAAAGACAAGATATTTGATAATTCATACGATGAAATAGAGATTGATACTTCAGAAATCAATTTTGCAGTAGATCCAGCATATCAACCTAAAACTTACGAATACACTATCGATGAGAAAATGATTCTCGAAAAGGTAGAAGAAGTTTTATCAGAAGAAACTAAGTTTTCAAAGTTTCAAACGCCAGATGAAGCAGGAAATTACAGAAAAATGCACAAAAGTGACATAAATGAAATTTATCTTTATGTTACCACTAAATTGCCAAAAGAACCTCGAATAGAAATATTTTCAATTGTATCTTCAATGTTTGATATAAATTCAGAGAAATTTTATGATTCATTATCTAATTCATTTAAGACTGAATTAATAACTGAACTAAGAGGTAGAGGTTATTTAAAGGATAGAAACACATTATTTTAGAATATGGAGATTAAAGCTAAAAGAGCATTTATTATATCCGATACTCATTTAGGAGCTCGTTCGAATTCTGTTGAGTGGTTAGAAGTAATGCGAGATTGGTTCTATTCTGATTTTTTACCAAGAGTAGAAAGAGAATATCGACCAGGTGATATACTTATTCATTGTGGTGATGTTTTTGACAACCGACAATCGGTTAACTTATTAGTACTTCATGAAGGCATTAGATTATTTGAAGAATTTTCAAGAATCTTTGTTGATGGAGTATATGTTATTGCCGGTAATCATGACGTAATGAGAAAAACTACGAATGATGTCTCTTCATTAGATTCTTTAAAATATATTCCTAGAATCAATATTATCAAAGAACCTGTAATTGCAGAAATTGGTGAAGTTAAAGCACTTTTTATGCCATGGAGAACTAATGACGAAGAAGAACGAGAATGCATCAAAGCTCATAATGTTCATGAATTGCAATATCTATTCTGTCATACAAACATTAGAAATTTAAAGTTTGATAACAATCGAGATGTAGAAGAAGGCTTAAATATTTCTGAACTGAACGATTTTAAGAGAGTGTATTCTGGACATATTCATTGGGGTCAATCTAGAAGAAACGTCACTATGGTTGGTAATCCATATCAAATGACTCGTTCTGATGCCGGAAACAAAAAAGGATTTTATATCTTAGATTTTGAAAAGGCTGAAGAAACTTTCTACGAAAACGAATACTCACCTAAATTCGTAAGAGTATATTTGAATAAATTCTTAGATAAAACTACTAAAGAACTTGAAGATATATGCAGAAATAATCGAGTAGATTTATATGTACCTTCAAGTTTCTTAATCAAATATCAAATCAATCCTATTATTGACATTTTAAGCTTAATAACTAAAAAGCTTGAAGTAATTCCGTTTGAAGATGATTTGTCTTCTGATGTTGATTTATCAGACGACATTGAACAATCATATAACATTTACGGTTTATGCGAACGATATGTGAAAAATATATCTACATTAGATGATAGCACAAAAGAACGAGTTTTGACAAAAATCAATTCTCTGTACACAAATGTAATAAAAGAAACACGAGACTAATGAGAATCGAATCAATTTCATTTAAGAATTTCAATTCATATGGCAACCAATTACAGCATATTGAATTTGCAGAAACTAGAGGAGATTTATATCTTCTTTTAGGTGGTAATGGCCATGGAAAATCGACAATAGCCGAAGTAATTACTTTTGCTCTTTATGGCAGAATTGAAAAGAAAAACAAATCAGATTTACCTAATCGAATCAACAAAAACCTTTGGTGTAAGATTGTGGTTCGTTGTAAAAATAAAAAAGTAGAAATAAGTAGAGGAGTTGCTCCAGGTTTATTTGAAGTACTTATTGATGGCTTACCGTATGAAACTGCAGGTAATTCAAATGTACAAGATTATTTAGAATTCGAGATGTTTGACATACCATATCAGGTCTTTAAAAATATTATTGTATTGTCCATTAACGATTTTAGATCGTTCCTTACGATGTCTCCTGGAGACAAGAGAAACATTATAGATAGGCTTTTTGGTTTCACATTGATTAATCAAATGAAGGATTCAGTAAGAAATGAACGCAAAGAAATCCGAGAGCAAGTAAAAACTCTACAAGATGAATTAGGAGTTATTGAAGAAGGAATTGAATCTATCAATCAAAAAATTAAAAACTTAGAAGAAACTAAGAAAGAAGATAAAACTAAATTAGCACAAGAGTTTAAGGATAAAATAGTTGAATTAATTGAATCTATAAAGAAAATTGAAGAAAATCTTGCAAAGTTAAAGGCAGCTGAAAAAAGTATTTCAAAAGTATTTGACGAAAAGAAAACCGAATTCGGTGCTTTAGGGTATGAATTAAAATCCATCGACGAAAAGATAACACTATACGAAAATTCTCAATGTCCTACTTGCGGTTCATCTTTTGATACTGCCGATCACATTCATACACAAGAACTTTTATGTGAAAGTAAAAAGACTAAGAAAGATGAATTTGATATTTTAAAAGCCGAACTTACTGAAAGTAAAACTAAAATAGATTCAGTAAAAGAGAAAGTAAAAGAAATGGATTCTAGTATGACTAGAATTGGTATGTTAGTTAATCAATATAAACGAGAAGTAGAAAAGGCAGTAACTGAAAGTAAAGAACTTGATTCTGAATATCTTCAACAGTTGGTAATAGAAAATGTTACAAAAAGAGAAGACAAAAGGAAAACCCACTCTACTAAATCAATGGAAGATAATTTCCTAGAAACAGTAGAAGCTGTACTTGGTGAAGATGGTGTTAAGAATTTAGCAATGAAAACTATCCTGCCTTCATTAAATCAAAACATCTCTAATATGAGTAAACAAATGCACTTGCCTTATTCAGTTAAATTTAATGACAAATTTGATTGTGTAATAAATGCATTAGGAGAAGAAATCAACCCTCGAAGTATGTCAACCGGTGAAAGGAAGAAAGCTGATTTTATTATCATTATTGCTTTACTTAAAATCCTTAAGATTCGATATCCTTCACTAAATATTCTTTTCTTAGATGAAATTTTCTCTTCAGTGGATTCTGCCGGAGTGTATGAGATTGTTAAAATTCTAAACGAAGTCTCTAAAGAAAACAACCTAAACACATGGGTAATTAATCACACTGAATTACCTATGGAGCTTTTTGATAAAAAAGTAGAAGCTATTAAAGAAGGTGGATTCTCTAAATTGATAATCGAAAACATCACATAAGTTTAGAGGATATATACTAAAATAAGTTAAATTAGTGTCAGCATACGATTTACATTTTAATAAAGATAACGTTGCATTACGTAACATTTTAGTAGGAAGCTTAGCTACCTTAGCAGATCATATAGGGTGGAATAATCAAATTGGAACCTCAATAGAACAAAAATTACCTATTAGGGTTCCTTTTTATTTTAGTACTACCGGTTCAGAACGTTACCTTAATGATAACTTCCTTAATAACCTAGATTTCGATCCTGAACTTTTACAGGCAGAAGCATTCTATAATCAAATCCCTAGAGGAATTGTAGATTTTAGTTCATTTTCAATAGAAACTCAGGCTATAACTAATAAATATGTTAGGATGGACCATATAGTTCAAGAAGATAATGGAACTCTAAATCAATATAACTCAGAAGCCTTTATGGTTCCTATTTTGATGTCACTGAAAATTGAAATTTACTTAGATTCGATTTTAGATCAGCTTAAATGTTCAGAATCAATTATTAGAACTTTTTATAAAGCAAAATCTTATAATGTAGATATTGGCTACACTAGAATTCCATGTTTGATGTTATTTCCTGATGAATTTACTCAAGAAAGATCTGTCGAATTTTCGTTTACGGACAAAAAGGAATTCAAAGTTACTTTTGATATTGACATCAAATCATATATTCCAGTATTTAAAGATGGAACTACTATCTTTGCCGGTAATAATATGGGTAATATTCAATCTAATATTTTAGTAACAAATGGTGGTATAAATGGATCTACTTCAATGACTACTAACGATCCAGGACCAAGAATAGAAACTAATGCATTGCCAGTAGGTGGTACTGAAATTGGTGAAATGGGTGGTATAAACTCAAATCCTCTTACTAATAGTTATATCGGTCAATCAGGATATAATTGGAAAGGCTCTTGGTCAGCTGGTGCTACATATTCTGCTAGTACTACAATTCCAATAGGAACACCAACTCCTAATGAATTACCTACTCCTGGTGCTACTGTAGGAACTGGCACTGATGTTTCAGTGATTGTAGGAGATTTAGTAATATACGAAGGAGTTTCATATAATTGTATATTAGATATAATAGATCCGGTAATTGCATCATTACCTCCTTCACAAAATCCTACCTGTTGGAAAGTTTATGTTGCTCCAGCAACTCCATATAATCGACCATTCCCAGAAACACCACCATGGCCTACTGGTATGAATCCATCAACAATACCTGGTTCATAATAACTAAGATATATAAATAAAAATTTAGTCTATCAATGTCAAAAATTAAATCATACGAGCAATTCGTAAATGAGAACTTATTCGGTCAATATTCATATTACGGAGCAGGTTCTTTATTTCCTATTGTTCAAAAACTAGCATCTGAAGGAAAAAATCCAGAACAGATATACCTTTTCTTGACTACAATTGGAGTTGATGAAGAGAGAAAAATAAATGTACTTAAAAAAGTATTTTTAAACGAATCAATAGATGTTGATTCATTAACCGAAGCTTCTAGAAGCAAATTTAAAGGAAAAACCGCACATGATTTATACACTCAATTGAATGGAAAATCAGCAGAGGTTTTCATTAAAAACGAATGGTATAGTGTTGATCCGAAAGAATTAAAGGCAGAGAAAGGAACTTCTTTCACTGGATATACTCATGATGGTTCTGATTATGAATTTGATGTTAGTGACATTGATTTTATACAAGAATCAGTAAATGAAGGTAATGCTTTTGCTGATAAACATGCAAAGGTTATTGTTAACGATGAATGGGTAGATCCAGAAGATTTTAAAACTTCATGGGATATTACAAAATTCCGAGAATACGTTGATAATAAATTAGACCAATATAATAGTGAAGAACTTAAAAATAACGTAAAGTTCGATAATAGTAAAGGAGATGTTTTGATAGCAATCGAGAAATTATTACAGGCTAAATTTGGTTCTAAATTTCCATTCTTAAATGAAGGTGGTCTTTATGAAGAAGATGACATCCTTAAAGCTGATACAAAAGATTTAGCAAAAGGAATTTCTCCAGATAAAGCTAAAGCTGACGATGAAGTAAAAAACGCAATCGACAAATTAAAAAATGACGATAAAGAAAAGAAAGATGCTGAAGAAAAACCAGAAGGTGAAGGTTCAGATGATACTGCAAAAATCGATGCTTTAAAAGATGCTTTAAAAGATGCACAGAAAATGGAAAAAATCAAAAAGATTCTTTCTGAATCAATGGGTTTTGATATGACTGGTCTTGAAGATGAAGTATTAGAATCAGTATTAGAATATCATACAGTTCTTGAAAAATTATCCCAAGCAGAGAAAGATAAATTAAAACCAACTGATTTTGTATTTCCTGATAGAAAATCATGGCCAATACATGATGAGAAACATGCAAAAACTGCATTAGTTTGGGCTACATGGCCACAATATGCTGACTTGAAAAAACAAGTAGTTGCATCAGTAATAAAAAGATACCCTAACCTTAAAGGAGTAGGAGCTGCTAAATAATATGAAAAATTTACAAACATACGAAGATTTCATTTTAGAGTCTTTAGTTCTTGAAGCTACTCAAAAAGATGTACAAAGAATTCAAGATATTGTTACTAAATCTAAGGGTGATGAGGCTAAAATGTTAATGTTAGCTAACACAATGTGTAAGTTAATTACCGACAAAAACAAAGCATTCGATAGAGGTGTTGCAGCTGACCAAATTTTAGGCAAAGACCATGCAGTAACAAAAGTATTTTTTGATAGAGCTGCCGGATTAGGAATGGATGTTGATAAATCAATGAATTCTGTACATGTTTTACCTGGTTCAAAAAGACCTTCTTCTGAACAATTCAAAACTACTAGACAATTTACTAGTGGTTATAGAGGCGGTGGTTGTGCTATTTTACCTTGTGGTAGTTTAAATCTTACTACTGGTGAAAACAAGTACTTTAATGTAAAAACTAACGGCGCTTCAACTATTGAGGTTTGGAAAACTAACGGAGATGAAAAATACCGAGCAGTAATTACCTCAGGTTCTACTCCATTATGGCAAATAGGAACTCAAGGACATTTCAGTCACGATCAAACAGGTAAAGGATTATTTACTGGTACGATGGTCGATTATATCGAATCTGCACACATGGAAGAATTAATACCACTTTATGGTAAATCTATTACATGTGCTGTGTATAAATAATAAAATACAAAAAAACCAAATATAAAACATGTCAAAATTAAAAACTACCTTTGATTCTGCATCTCTTAAATCTAAATTTTCTGAATTACTTGAGAGCATAGACAGAAACAATACATCGAAATTGATTGTTGAAAGACACTACGGTAACATAGCTTCATTAGAAATTGCTGAAGGATCTGTTTCTGCTAAAGATGCTTATGCTGAATTAATCGGTAAAGGTGTTGAACAAAACAGAGCTAGACATATTGCTACCGCTTCAACTTTATCTGAAGCTAAAACTCAAATCGCAGATTCTTACCTTTTAGGTAGAATAGCTATCCTTGAGTCAGCAATGAAAGAATTAAATTCTTATTCTTGGATGCCACAAATCAAAACTTTCATCACAGAAGGTCAAGCATTCATCAAAGCTAATCAAACTTATATTCTTATTGAATCTGTAATTAGAGACTTAGAATTAGATAGAAACAAAGCTTATTATACAAAAGCAATCAATTCTCTTAGAGAAGCTTCTAATGCTGAAAATCCTACATTTGCTGTAGTTGAAGGTTTAGAAACTGAAGTTTGGATTCCTATTGTTAAAAGACTTTATGAATATTGTTCATCTCAAAAAGGTGAAGTTAATGGACAAAATCCTAATTTTAAAGTTCAGAAAATATATTCACCAATCGAAGTTATTGATGAAAATACTTTTGCTTTTTACTCTTCAGGTAAATTCCTAGAAATTAAAGGAAATACAATATCTGAATCTGCTTTTGCTGGTAACAATGATTTTAATTCATTAGTTAAAATTACAGAATCTGCTAAATTTGGTGATAATCAAATGAGAATGTACCCTAATCCTAATTCAGTATTAGATATTACATTTGGTGAAACTCCTAAAGTTACTCTTAACGGACAAGTTGTTGAATCTACTTCACTTGCTACTCAATTAGTTACTTCTGGATTTGTTAGATTTAACGAACAAGATAAACTAGCTCTTATACAAAGAGCAGTTAGTGAAGGAGCTAAAGTTAAAGAATTAGATTTCGGTTACAAAGTAACTTCTTCAGTTTTTGAAGGTCTTTCAGTTTCTATATTCAATGTTGAAGATAGAGTATTTGTACAAAAGATAAACAAAGGAATGAAAGAAAATTCTATCGTTGAAGCTTCTTCAGCTAATGAAGCAGTAGAAATGGTGAAAGATTTCATGAACTATGACATAACTGAATCATTATCTCATTTAGTAGAAAATGAAAAGGCTGAAATTTCTAGAAAAAATGCTGAACTTGGAAAGGTTGAAAGTAGAATCAAATTTATCATCGAGAAACTTGCTGATATAGATGCTGCAGAAAGAACTTTAGGTAAATCAGAATTTATCGATCAAGCAAAATCATTACTAGAATCTCAAATCAAAGAACAAAACGTAATTCTTGCTAAATTAAAAGGTGAAGTAGTTGAAGGTGTTGAAACTCCTTTCTTACCAAAAGCTGGAGAAACTGCAGTTGCAGGAACAATGCCTTTACAATCAGTTGCTGATTTAATTCCAGGTAAAGAATTTACAGTTAAAAATGTTGCAGGTTACATATATCAAGGAGAAGCTGACGGATCATTTATGTTCAACCATAAAGATCTTGAAACTAATGCTCAACCTTTGCATATGACTGAGATAGAGGTGCTTGCCGCGATTAAAAACGGCGAAATCACTTGCTGCTAAAACAAATTTCAATAATGAAACTATCCACATTCGATGAATGGTTAAATGAATCGAAATCAGAAGAATTTGTAAATGCTACACTAACATCTCCTTTTAAAACATCTAAAAAAGGAGATGTAGTTAAAGTAAATGCTTTACAATACACTAAAAGTGCAGATTCTGATAAAATAGAAATCATTTTGCCTAATGGAAAACCTGAACTAATTGATAAAAAGTTTTTAGTAGTTAAATTCTAAAACCTCAAATCAATGTCAATTTACGTAAAACCAAAAGAACTCTACGAGGAAATATGCATTTCCTTAAAACAAGAAAAATTAACCAAGAAGGCGGAAGAAATGCTTATCTTAATTGCCTATCGAGCTAATACAAGATTAACGTATGAAGATCCGATGGACAGAGAAGATTGCATAGCTTTTGCCCTTTTGGATTTGTTTAAATATTGGAAATCATTTAAACCAGAAAAAACAAAAAACGCATTCTCCTATTTTACTCAAATAGCAAAAAATGGATATGCAAAAGGATGGAATAAATTACATCCAGGAAAATACAAAGGAACTATTTCTCTAAGTGGAGGTAATGGTGATTCCGAAGGTATTTATTCCGTTTAAAATAATAGTTGCGATGAATCGTCTTTTAAAATTTGCTGATTTTGTTAATGAATCAGTTAGCTTAGCTAAATTAAATCGAGTATATGCTATGACACCAGAATGGTGGTCAGCTTGGAAGCTTGAAAATATTGAAAAGTACAATTTTGAACAGGATGCTTTCTCTAAAACCTTTAACGTATACGATCAAAATAAGAAATTAATTTTTGTTTTTGATTATTCTAGAAGTAAAATATTTACTAACGAAAAACCTTCTACTTTTATTCTTAAAGACGAATTAACTCAAGATGAAATGAATAAAGTTAAGGATAAAGCAGAACAAATACAAAATCCAGAAGCTTTAGATGCTCAAAAAGACTTAAAAAAGGAATTGGAACAAAATCCACCTGAGAAAAAAGAAGGCGAAAAGGAAGTTGAAGAAGCTGAAATGGTTGGCACCGGAACAATAAATCCTGTATCTGCTGCAGATCAAAATCTAAAAGTTAAAGGTTATCGTAACAATCAAGATTCTGCATCAGGTGGAAGTTACCCAACATACATTGGATAAATATAAAAAAAACAATTAAATGAAAAATTTACTTTCCTTTGACGAATTTGTCAATGAACAATTAAATGAAAGTACGGTTAATGGAGATACATTTATAGAAGGATTAGCTAATATTATAGCAAATGAATTAGGTGTTACTGTTACTGGTACTGCTCATTCTTCAGGTAATGAAAAAAGCATAGACGGTATTCAATTGTATAATGTTTCTAGTGATTATAATATGTCAATTGATTACGATTTACTTTCTAAGAAATCTAAAAAATCACAAGATGAATTAGTTAAAATAATTGATAAAGCAATAAAAGGAGCTAAGAAAACCGTTGGCGATGCAAAAGTTAAACGTTGGAGTCCTAAACCTACTAGCACCGTATTTTCGGTATCTGCAAAATCTAGATAATTAAAAAACAAAAAACAACAATAAATTAAAATGAAAAAATTATTATCATTTGACGAGTTCGTAAACGAACATTACAAGATTCAAGAAGCTACTGATGCTGATGGATTTAACCCTCAAAATACTACTGGAGAAGATCCAACTGGACCAGCTTTAAAATCTGTTGCTGAATTACTTCCAGGTAAAGAATACGTTTTTACTGTAGATGGAGCTGTTAATACCGATATGATATATCAAGGTGTTACTAATGGAGTTCACATCTTTAATGGCGAAGATAAAGCTAATGACATTCAATTTACCGATGTAGAAATTGCTGATGTTATCGCTAAAGGAGGTTTTATGCAAGTTTTAGAAGGTAATGCTACTGAAGCTGCTACTACTGAAGAGTAATTAATTAAAACATGCATTCAATAAAAGGTAATAAACCTTCTAAAAAATCAGGGTTTATTCAAGGATATTTCCCTATTAATGAATGCAAGAAATATTCAGGAAGTGGTCCAATCATATACCGATCTTCCTGGGAAAAGAAATTCTGCTTATATTGTGAAAGAAATCCGGAGATACTTAGTTGGTCTTCGGAATCTTTCTCGATTCCTTATTTCCTCCCATTGGACAATAAATATCATAAATACTTCCCTGACTACATATTGAAGCTTTCTAGCGGTGAAATTATCATCGTTGAAATTAAACCAAAAGCTCAATTAATTAAGCCAACTTTACCTGTTAGAAAAACCGCTAAGGCACTAAACTCTTATAAATGCAGTTACGAAACTTGGATTACAAACCTAAGTAAACGTAATGCTGCTGAAGCTTACTCTAAAGCCAGAGGTTGGAAATTTATGTATGTGACGGAAGATTTTTTTGCCGGTAAATCATGAGCGTAGTTTTAGATTTTTTACAAGACATTATTAAGTTACTGACTCTTCAATCTAAAATGGGGTCAGAATCACCAAAGTCGGTTTTAGATTCTAAAGCGGCGTATCAATGGTTTCTTGATGAATCTAAAAACAAAAAGAGTACTCGAGTACAAGTAGATCGAGACCCTAATTTTATACCAGGTAAGATTTATATCTTTAAATATGATGCTAAATGTAAAACTACATTAGATTATTGGGACAAACATCCTATAGTTTTATGTATAGGTATGATTCAAGGAGATAAAGGTAAAATGATGGTAGGTCTTAATATTAGTTGGTACCCTCCATCTGCTAGAAAATATATAGTTGAAAAAATTAGACAATTATATAAGAATACTTATGACAAAAATGTAAAGGCTAAACCTCTTAATGCTAAAGACCAAGGACCAGTTTTATTAGATTTGTATCGATTGAAGGTGGCATTAGATCAGGTTGGATTATCTTTTGCACTAAGACAATATATTCCTACTAGAGTACTTTCACCAAAACTTTGTATATGTTATGAAGATTGGGATAAAGCAATTAAATTAGATCAGCCTAGAATTTTTCCAGAATTAGCAATAAATGCTCCAGGAACAAGTTTGAATAGCATTTATGAAGATTATAAAAAATACATCAGATATCAAAGAAGTCACAGTTCCGAGATAAAGTTGGTTAGAGAAGACTCAAAGGCCAAAAATAAATTCAAATTTATAAAGTAATTATTTCGACACGAATATATACTTAAACCCATAATAATAAACTTATGCCAGGATTTGTAAATAGAGACGAAACTTCAAACGGTAAACCAACACCGGCTTCAAGGAATATAGTCAGCAAAGCACTTAAATCATTATCATCATTTGGAATGATGTATGACGATATGGTGCTGAAAAACTCTAAAGCTATCGGTATCAACGAAGACCAATATGGTTGGAGACTTGATCCGAGAAATGTTGCTGGTGGTGAATACGATGATTATGCTCTTTTTGCTAATTTATCGATGACGGATATTAATCTTCGTAAATCTATTTCCATTTTCGATAAATCATATCCTAAAAAGAGAGAAGACCTTAGAAAATTCGCTATTCAAGATGAGATCGAAGATATTCTTGATACTCTTTGTGATGAATGTGTAGTTTATGATGATAAAAATTACTTTTGTATGCCATTATCTTTTGATGATGATACATTAGAACCTACAACGTTAGAAGCAGTTAAAATTGCTTTAGATACTAATTTTAAAAGAATCTATCAATACTTTGGATTCAATAATGATATTGCCGCTTGGTCTTATTTTAGAAAATGGTTAGTTGATGGTTATCTTGCATTTGAGATAATCTACGACAAAGAACAATCAAGAATCATTGGATTTAAAGAATTAGACCCAATCAATCTTGAACCAGGAATCGATAAAGAAGGTAAGAAAATTTGGAAACAATTTAAAGGTATGCCTAACAAAGAAAGAATAGTATATGACTCACAAGTTATTTACATCTCTTATGCTAACGTTAATACCGTAAATAGAGTTTCTTATGTTGAAAGACTTATTCGATCTTTTAACTTACTTAGAATTATGGAACACTCAAGAGTTATTTGGGCTACCGTTAATGCTTCGTTTAAAACTAAATTTGTAATTCCAGTTGGTGGTAAATCAAAAACTAGAGCAAAACAATCTCTTGGAGTTTTAATGCAAAACTATAGAGAGCAAATAGATTTTGACACTGAATCCGGTGAATTAAAAGTTAATGGTAAAGCAATGATGCCATTTAACAAAGAATATTGGTTGCCATCTGGTGATGCTGGTGAACCTACAATTGAGACTATTGGAAACGATGGTCCAGATCTTTCAGATACTGATGCTCTTAAATACTTCAGAGAGAAATTAATTAAAGTATCTAAAATTCCACTTTCTCGTTTTGATATGGAATCCCCACCTTCATGGGAAATGAATGCTGAGGGTATGACTAGGGATGAGATTAAATTTGGACGATTCGTTACTCGTTTACGTTCAGTTTTTCAAGAAATACTTACAAAACCTCTTTGGATTCAAATGTGTTTAGACTTTCCGGAAATTAAGGAAGATGATGCATTTAAAGCTCAAATTGGTGTAAAATATAACACAATGAACATCTTTGAAGAGATGAAAGAAATTGAAATCTTACAGAAAAGATTAGATTTTGTAACTTCAATGAAAGATGGTCTTGTTGATACTGATGCAAACATGAATGAAGTAAAATACTTTGCTTCTGAATTCTTAATACAAAGATTCTTAGGTTTATCTAATGACGATTTACGTCTTAACAAGAAACTAAAAGATATCGAAGATGTAGAAAGAAGAGAAGCTGCCAAAAAAGATGCAGAAGCAACAGGAATGTAATCAAATTTCAATTGTTTCCAAACATCATTGATATATAACTAAAAATAGAAGCCATAATGAGCAATAATAAATATCTACTTGTATTAGAAAGATCGGAAGGAAATCTTACATCTTCTAAGGATGGAGATAAATATGTGTTAGAAGGTGTTTTCACCGAAATAGGCATTAGAAACAAGAATAATCGTATTTATGATGAAGCTGAGTTAATGCCACACATACAAGACTTACAAGAAAAACTTAAAGGTAACAAATTACTTGGAGAACTTGACCACCCTAAATCTTTTGATATATCGTTAAAGAATGCTTCACATATTATCGAAGATCTTCAATACGATAAAGCTAGCAAAACCGTTACTGGTAGAATCAGATTACTTAATACTGATGCTGGAAAACAAGCAATGGCATTAGTAGATGCTGGTGTACCTCTTCATATTTCATCTAGAGCTGCCGGTGTTGTTGAATCAAATGGCCATGTTAAAATTAAAAAAATGTTTACTTATGATTTAGTTGCAGATCCAGGATTTGCCAATGCTGAATTAAAAAGAGTAAACGAATCTTTTGGATTAGACAACGATTCATTGACTCAAATCTATGAAATCGATTCAGATTTAAGCGAATCTGATTTACAAGTTTTAACCTATCAACAAGAAGAAACACCCCAAACCACAATAAACGAAACAAAAAACGACAAAATGGATCCTAAAAAATACATTACCGTTGAAGATTTTAACGAATATACTAAACATGTTAAAAACGAAGTAGAAAATCTTAAAAAGTCTTTAACCGAATCATCAGCTAAAGATTCTTCATCTGTTAATGAAGGATTGATACGTTACACTGAAGAAACTGCAAAAAGAGTTAATCAAATTAATTCTTATGTTGAAAAATTAGCAGAATCAGTTGATGGTTTAATTTCTCATAATGATTATATCATTGAAAACCTTGAAAGAGTTAAAAACTATGCTGAATTAGTAGGTGAAAAATCTAATCAAGGAATTAACTATTCCGAAAAACTTTCTGAATCAGTTGACCACTTAATTGAGTACACTAAATTAGTTGCTGAAATGAGCGATAGAGGTATTGAATATACTAAAGTAGTTGCAGAAAAAGCAGATCAAAATATTGAGTTCTCTAAATATATTGCTAATGAATCTAATTCACGTTGGGCTTATCAACAACATATGAACGAGCAATTAGATAATGTAATTTCACATAATGATTATATCGTTGAAGGTACTTCATCTATCATCGAATATACTGAGTACTTAAAAGAAAATACACAAAATCTTGCAGGTTACCTTAACCACATCGTTAAAGAAATTAATGAAGGTAAAGTTACAGGTTTAGAAAATGCTGAAGCAATTGACGAAAACCTTATATTACATTCAACTCCTACTAGAACTATTTTAGCTAAGGTTGAAGGTAATGAAGAAGATGCATTCCAAAAGACTTTAACTGATAAATTAAATTCTATCTTAGAAAGTGCAAAAACTGTTAATGAATCAGTAGATGCTAACAAATTACACTTCTTAAATTTCCTATCAGAAAATAAAAGAAATCAATTTGAATCATTAACTCCTGAGAAAAAAGACGAAGTTATAGCTACTTTTGAAAATAATAAATTTTACGGATCAGTTGATGCTGAAAGATTATATGAATCAGTATTTATTGCATTTAGACCAGTTACAAATTGGTTGACTAATATGCCAGCTAAATACAAAGATTCTTGGAATGGATTAAACGAATCTCAAAGAAATGCAATTAAAGCTCAAGCTACAATGAAAGTTTTAGATAACCAATATAAAATCGATGATTTCTGGTCTACTAGAGATTTAAGATCAGTAAAAGTTGATGCTCCATTAAATGAAGGTGCAGCGCCAGCAATTGTTAATGAAACTGCTGAATACAAAACTCCAGCTAATTATATGGACACTGTACAAGCTGAGTTAAGAAGAAGATTTAACAGATAATAAATAATCACAAAATTCACTAAACTCATCTGAAAGGGTGAGTTTTTGTGCTAAGTAAAAAAATAACATAAATGAAAAATTTACAAACTTTTGCTGAATTTATTAATGAATCAATTCTTAATGAAGCTAAAGCCTATAAGCTTAAATACGATTATCAATACGGTAACGAAACACTCAGAACTCATTCAAGAACATTAGACGGTAATGCTGGAACCGAAGTAGAAAAGCTTTTTAATAAAGAATGGGGTACAATATATGATATTTGTTTTATGAGATCTAATTGGGACCCTAAAATGACCAAAGATCGTGAATGGGCTATTTCTAATTTCGAACCTGGAAAAACCATCAATCTTAGTAACGGAATACAAATAATATTTCATAAAGATCCTTCAATTAAAATCGCTAAAACTCCTAATTGGACGTTCACTGGTTATAATGGAAAAATATTAGAACCTGAAGAATTCTATTTATACTTAAACGAATAAAAAATCTAAGGCGACTTAGATATATACTAAAACGCTAATTATTGCTAAAACACAAAAAGCATCAGCGTAAAATCAAAACACAAAACAAAATAAAACATTTTAAATGTATTTAATTAACGAACAAGAAATATTCGGTAAATGGGCTCCAATCATTGAGTCTACTACAGGAATTCAAGAACGTGCTAGAGTAGAGTGGATGTCTAAATACTGTCATTACCATGAATTGTATGAAAACAATAACTTAGCTCAATTAGGCGCTGTAAACGGTATGGGTTCAACTCGTTTCCCAGGTGACCCAGGTACTCAATCAGGTTTCCCAGGACAAGAAACTGGTTCAGGCGATAAAGCTCACACACTTCTTCCATTAGCAATGCAAGTTGCTGCTCAAACTATCGGTCTTGACTTGGTACCAGTTGTACCAATGCCTGGTCCAATGGGTGTATTAACATATTTAGACTTTGTATATGCAGGTGGTCAAACATCTTCTACTGACAATGCTCCATTGTTAATCAAAATAAACTACGGTTCTACTGCAGTTCCTGCATTCGTAGTTGGTGGAACTTCTGCTCAAACTAACGGTGTTACTCTTGCTTATGTTGGAGCTTCACGTTTAGATGGTTATCCAATCTTCCACGTTAGAGGTATTCTTTCTAATGCTACAATCCTTGCAACATTCGCTACTGTATTAGGTGCTTCTGGTATCTCAGGTGTAACTGGTTCATCTGCTGGATTAAACGTAGAATTAGTAAAAGCTTTAGAAGACCACATCACTGGATTCTCAGGTGCTGCTTTAAAAGGAAACGATTACGGTACAACTTCATCTAACGATCCTTACTCTAGAGCTACAGGTGAGTCTACAATGGACAACGTAATGAACTTAAGTCTTTTCAACAAATCAGTTGAAGCTAAAACTTTCCAAGTTGCAGCTGCTGTTACTAGAGAGCAAGTTCAAGATTTGAAACAATTCGGAGTTGATGCTGTATCTCAAGTAGAATCAGTACTTATCAACGAATTGACTCAATCAATCAACAAAAACATTCTTTCTAGATTGTTTAATCTTGGTGAAATTAACCACAAAAATGTTGTTAATTCTCAAGGAATCAACTTCTTCTTGAATATCGGTGCTACTGCTACTACAGTTACTAATACTAACTCTAATATACAAACTGCATTTGGTAACTATATCCAAGATGCTACTCTTAAACTTGTAACCATTGCTGCTTCAGAAGTTGCTAACTCTGCTTCAGAAAACCTTTCTACTCGTCAGAGAAAAATTATGTCTAAGATCCTTGCAATCGCTAACCTTATTGCAATTAGAGGTCGTAGAGGACCAGCTACTTTCATCGTTACAAACGGTCAAGTATGTTCTGCTCTTCAAGATATAGCTGGTTTCGTTCCTGCTCCTATGGCTAATACAATTAACCAAATGAGTGGTTCACTTTACCCAATTGGAACAGTTGCAGGTCTTGCTATCTACAACGATCCTAACATGGCTTGGAACGATACTCGTTTCTTAGTTGGACGTAAAGGTGATGGTAACTCTCCAGGTTTAGTATTCATGCCTTACTTAATGGCTGAATCAGTACAAACAATTGCTGAAGGAACTATGGCTCCTAAAGTTGCTGTTAAATCAAGATACGCTTTAGTTGAAGCAGGTTTCCACCCAGAAACTATGTATATCACTTCAGGTGTATTCTTACAAGCTACCCTTGGTTCTTTAGTATAATCTTTATACTTCATATATTCAAAAGAGCTCTTCTCACGAAGAGCTCTTTTTTTGTCACAAATTCTAGAGATATATAATTAAATTGAATAGTAACCCTACATTATATTATGACTTTTATCCTACCTACAAATGTTCTCGGAATCCAAAACGAGATGAAGCATTATAAACAATTATGTTTACAATACGATTATACACCTGCACAAAAAGAATACGAGGAAATTGTTAGATTTCTATTATTATTTTCTGGAGATGGAATTAGTGAATCTATAATAAATGAAAATTCATCATCATTAGATTATCTTTATGAATCTTTTATTGAAGATTTGAATGAAGCTCACGTTGAAACTGATGGTGCCGAGATGTTTGATAAAGTTGCAGGAGAAACAATTAAAGGAGTTCAAAAGGCCGGTAAAGTTGCCGCAGTAGGTGCAGCAGCAGTAGGAGCTGGAGCAGTTTTAGCTGGTGCAAGTATTGGTGCTTGGATTTCTTACATGTTTAAAAAGGGTAAAGTCAAAAAGGCGGCTAATAAAGAATATGATGCCGCAGTTACACAACTTAACGACTACGCAAAAATATATCAACTTAAATCAAAAAAGGCAGAATTAGAAGGAAAAGAAGCTCCTAAAGGTGATTTTCCAGGATATCCTGCATAACATTATTATATATGAACCCACTTGAAAAAATAATCCTTGAATCTTACGAGGATGCTAATTATTTTGATATCCTCGATCAATTAGTTGAATTTGTTTTAGAATCTCATGACATCTATATCGATGAAGATTGTACAATCGAAGAGTTGTTAGAATCATTAAATGAAATCGATCTTTCTCAAAATCCTTTATATCTTTCTTTGACTGAAAGACAAACCCCGGCAAGAAAGAGGGCTGCAAGAAAAAGAGTACCATCACAAAAAAAATCTTCTGGTCCAGCTAAAGACAAAGGACCTAAGAAAGCAAAGGTCGAACCTAAGAAGGAAAAACCTGAATCGGCGAAGCCTGAAAGTCCTGAAGCTAAGAAAACTGAGTCACCAGAACCAAAGAAAGAAAAGGGTGGTAATGAATCTGAAAAAATTGAACAGCTTAAAAGCCAATCATCTAAATTATCAGATCAAATAAACGATGTTAAAAAACAAGAGGAAACCGTTGATGGTAAAAAAGATCCTAAGAAAGCTACTGAACTAGAATTAAAGAAAACGGAATTACAAGCACAAAAAGATGAAATCATATCTAAAAGTAAATCTTTAGAAGGAGATGATGAAGGTGCTAAGAAATATAAAAAAATAGCTGATTTGCGTAAAGATAACACTAAACAATTAGGTGTTATTGTTAAGCTGAAAGAATCAGTTAATGAAGCCGAAGATGACGAATCAACTAAAGAATTAATTACTGCTAAATTACAAATAGCAAAAAATAATTTTGAGATAGCTAAAACTTCTGCACCTGATGGTAAACTTGACGCAACAGTTCAAAAAGGACACGAAGATGAAATCGCTAGATTAGAAGCTAAGTTGAATGAAGAACCTAAAGTCGATCAAGCGGCTATTGATGCAGCACAAACAAAAGTTAATGCTGCAACAGATAAAGTTAAAACTGCAAATGATGCTAAGTCTGCTTTAACGGCCGAAGCTACTCCAGAAGAAAAGGCTGCTGCTGAAAAGGCAGTAACCGATGCTCAAACCGAATTAGATACTGCTAATACTGAATTAACTAAGGCTAAAGGAGAAGATGTAAAAACTCCTAAAGTAGATCCACCTAAAGTAGATCCACCTAAAGTCGATCAAGCGGCTATTGATGCAGCACAAACAAAAGTTAATGCTGCAAAAGATAAAGTTAAAACTGCAAATGATGCTAAGGCTGGTCTAAAAGACGAAGCTACTCCTGAAGAAAAGGCTGCTGCTGAAAAGGCAGTAACCGATGCAAACACTGAATTAGATACTGCTAATACTGAATTAACTAAGGCTAAAGGAGAAGATGTAAAAACTCCTCCGGCTGAAGATTCGGAAGAATCTAAAAAATGGAAAGACGATAAAGAAAAGTTATCTAAGGCTACTACTGAGGCTAAGGCTAAGGCTGATGAAACTCAAAAGGCTGTCGATGCTGCAAAAGAAGCTAAAACTAAATTAGCTCCTGATGCATCAGATGAAGATAAAGCTGCTGCTGATGCAGCAATCACTGCTGCTGAAACCGCTCATAAACCTAATCAAGATGCATTAGATGCTGCAACTGCGACAGAAGCTGAGCATGATAAAAATAAACCTAAAGATTCTACTACTCCACCTGCTGAAAAGAAAGTCGATCCAGAAAAGAAAGAAGGTGAAGCAGAAGATGAAGCGGAAGATGAAGGTGACGCTGAATTAAAAGCAAAAAATAAAGATGAAATCGAGAAATTAAATGCTCAAATTGAATCTCTAGAAACAGCTTACGATTCTAAAAAAGAACCAACTGATGAACTCATTAATGCAGCAAAAGAAAAAACAGATACATTAGCTTCTAGTGATATGTTAAAAACTTTAGTATCTAAAACTCGTCTAGAAAATAAGTTAAAATATCAAAACAAATTATTATCAATTATTGGTGATGAAGAATCTAAGAAAGCTTTATCTAAAACAGTTAAAAAAGAAGAAGCTGCTTTAACGAAA